CCAGGCGTTGAAGAAGCCCTGCGGCTTCACCTCGGGCAACGCCTCGAATACCTCGGCCGCGCTCTCCAGCCGGTCCTCGACCATGTGGGATTTCCACTCACCCATGGCGCACCTCCCCGGCCGATGTCCGCGCGCCATAGAGCTTCGTGCCCAGTTGCTCGACCAGGACGCGCTCGGGCCAGGTCAGCCGGTCGTCATGGACGCTGACCGCGAGCAGGCCCTGCTCGTGCCAGCCGTCGCGCTTGACCTGCTCGGGCTCGCGGCGCTGGCCGCCGTAGCCTTTTGGGTGCCATCTCATGCGACACCTCCGTTCGTCTCGATCGCCCAGAGCAGGATGGCGATGGCATCGGCCTCGTTGTCATCGGCCGGGCTGAACCCACGGGCGCGGGCGGCCGCCATCATGGCGGCCTTGTCGGCGTTACCATTGCCGGTGGCATGACGTTTGATCGTGCCGACCGGCACGCCCTGAGAGGCGATGTTCGCGCTCTCCGCCCATGCCGTCAGCGTGGCCATGAGCCCGCCGTAGACATGCGCGGCATCGGTGCCCGCATGCCGGCGCACCTCCTCGAAATGGATCGCGGCGATGGCTCCGACATCGTGTGCCAGCTGCTCGAGCCAGCCCCGGAACCGCAGATAGCGCATGCCGCCACCAACATAGCGGCTGGGCCGGAATGACACCGTGCCGCTCGTGATCAGGCCGCCTGCCGTCCGGAGGGCCCAGCCTGTCGTCGTGCCGAGATCGAGCGCCAGCACGCAGCGCGGGGTGTTTTCGGGTTGGGTCATCAAGACCTCCTCTTCGCTTTGGCGAGCGTGGCGGGAGGGCTGGCCGGTGAAGGCTGCGGTCTCGCCAGGCCCCGAAGGGTGGTCTGGTCATGTCAGGCGCGGGGCGAGCGGGCCGCCCGGCAGTTCTTTCTAGACCCACGAAGGGTTCAAGTGAAGCTTTCCGCCACCTAACCCCTTGGCGTGCCTATATAATATATATATTTCATATTATTATATAGTTATATGGGGTAGTCACTCTCTATTTATACCGCGCGCGCGTATACGCGTAGGGGGATAGGTGTCCTCTTGAAAGATTGAAGGACGTGATGGATATCAATTTGTGTCGCTTCGTCAGATGGTTAGACATGTTCAAGGTTCCTTCTGCATGATTTTGCGCCCTGAAGCATCTCGCCATGGGCCGCCCCACCTCGCCATCCTGTAGACCATGGCCTGCTTGGTCGATGAACCGCGCATGCCGGTGGTAATGTCCCCGCTCTCGATCAAGGTGAGCAGGATTTCGTCCCGATCGCGCGATTTCAGCCATTGCGAGGCCCGAGTGATCTCGGATTTGGTGATGCCCTTGGCCCCAGCAGCACGGATGATCTCCTTCAGCCGCTTCAGGTGAGCCTCGGTCTCGGTGTCCGCGACATGGCGCTCGACTGCTTCCATCGTACGCTGTGCATAGTGACGCACGAAGCCGATGGCCCATTCAGCCACCGTAATCTCGATCTTGGGTTGAACCGGATCGCGCCCCACCGCAACGATCAGCGCAATCTTCTGGGCATTTTCTCCGATGCGGGCCAGAATGGCCGTGAAGGCCGTACCCGCTGCCGCGCGCAATTCAACTGTCATCGCGGTGCTGAGTTGCCGGAACCTCGCCCGGGCTTCCTCGGTCATGGGCACGATCATCGGGCTCACGGCGGTGTTCTGATCAGCGGTCTTGCCCGTCAGGTTGCCCTTCTTGATCCCGCCGCCAGCGGCGATCAGTTGAAGCCTCGGGATCAGCTCCGGCGGCGCTTGTCGGATGCCCACGGCGATATTTTCGTCCGGGTAGTCCTCATCGCTGGGCAGGATGAGGAAACGCGCGAGCGAGCCGTCAACCACGTTCGCCCCCTGCAGCGCCCCCCAGAAGTGCAAGGGCGTCGTAGTGCCATAGACGCAAAGGCAGGGCTGATTTATGTCGCGCCGCTCGTTCGTGCCATCCCGGTTGGCGTATTCAGCCCCGAGGAAGATCCCGCCGGCCGAGGTGTAAAGCTCGGTCATGTTGTCGAGGATTTCGGTGATGTGGCGCGGGCTGCGCTTGCGGTCGGCCGCCGCCGACAGGAACATGCCGAACTCGTCGATCTGGAACAGGATTGCGGGTTGGCGGTGCAGCGCGGTTAGAAGCCCCGCGCCGGAGGCGATCTTGTTGCCGCCAAGGTGATGTGCGAGCCCCGCCTCGAAGAAGGTCTCGTTGATGATCTCGCGCGCGTGGTTCTTGCCCGATCCGCTGTCCGCGATGCCCACGACGTAAAGGTTCGAGCGCAGGTTGGTCTCGGTGCGGTAGTTCCGCCCCATCAGCGCGCCGATGGCGCAGAGGCTGGCGCCGAGCGACAGGAGCGGCTGCGGGCGCCGGGCGGTGGTCAGCATGTAATCGGTCAGATCGCCCACCAACCCGTCAGGGATGGCCAGAGCATACCCAGGCGCCGGCGCGGACACTGCGGGGGCAACCGTCGCGACATCCAACCGTGCCAGCAGTCCTGCCGCAGGATGATCCCCGTTCTCCGGCAGACTGCCATCCAGGCGGAGATCGAGATCAGGCTGCCAGCCGCGCTCCATGGCGAGATGGTAGATGGTGCCAGCGCCGATCCGGTCGGGCTTGAAGCTGGCCCAGGCCTTCATCGTAGTCGCTGGCACATCCTTGGCCGCTTGCGCGGACCAGTCGGCGAAAAGATCAGCCCCGGCCTCTCCAAGCGCCCCTTTCAGCGCCATGCCGATGCGCATCCAGCTGTCATAGTCGAGTTCGGCATTTGGCAGCCAGGCGAGCGCCGCCTCGATTGCGGGCAACGTACCGATTTGTCCGTGGCTGCGCGCGATATCACCGGCTGGTGCATCGGACCCCAGCCCGCGATGCCGCAGGTTTTCTGGGAGCAACGCACATGCCTCGTTGAGGAATGTGGAGGCAGACTCGGCCGTGATTTCCGGCAGGTCGGTGATGTCGATTTCCGCCAGCCCCTCCTCGGGCCAGGCATAGGGCGCGCCAGTGTCAGGGTGGATGGCATAGGCCACGAACTGCTGCCCGAGGCAGAGCACCTCCAGCGGATGGCGCTTGATGCCACGGAACGGCTCGTTGGTGCGATAGACCAGCATCCGCTTCGGGGCCCGGCCAATGCGCAGGGCGGGTGTGTCACCGAGACGTTCCCGGGCGAGCCGCTCGATCCGTAGAGCCAGTTCAGCGTCCTCGGCGATGTCGATATCCACCGCCGCCACGGCGCCACCGACGATCCCGATGCCGCAATCAGGCCAGCTTGCCCATGTGGCCACCTCGACCTCGGTGGTGCCGCGTTCGGCATGGCGGTTCCATTCCGGATAGTCCGCCCATGCCCCGCGCTGGAAGCGGCCGGGCTTCTTCGTGCCCGGACCGATCGGCAGGATGGCATAACCATTGGTGACGAGCCGCGCGCCGAAGCGCGCCATGAAGGATGTGTCAGCCATCAGAAAGGCACCTCGGGGGTCATGGCGTCGAGGCGTTTGCGGTCTTGGCCCGCAAGCTCGCGCAGGTGGTCGCAATATCCGGTGACGACCGCATCGATGAAGCGGTCCCATTCAGTCTCTGTCAGGGTGGCGAGATCGGATTTGCCGATGCTCTCGAGATACTCGCCGCCCATCTGGCCGCCGACGCTCATCGCCTCGGCCTCGTTCGGTGTGGGGTCGATCATGCCCTTCCTCCCATGGCAGATGTCCTGGCAGGTCCGGCTGCAGAGGTACTTGCGGCTGGCATCGCGCCGAGGGTCGGAGAGCCGATAGTGGGGGTTGAACCAGCCAAACCCACGAGGTTGCCGGTGGCAGACGGCGCAGAGGCCGGTGTGGAGTGCGCGCATGGGTCAAACCTGTGGCTGGAGATTTCGACATAACGGCCCGAGGGACGGACCGAGATTGCGCTGGGGCGAGCAAGATGCGCGGCCTGCGCGATGGCTTGATCGACGGTGAGCGGCACCGAGCAGCCCGGTGCGCGCTTGCGCCACCACTCGGTGGCCTTCTGCCGGGCATAGCCCTGATGCTCGATGCAGACCCATTCGCTGTAGGATTTGAGCCCGCAGCTATAGGTCACCTTCAGCGAGGGCAGCCCGCCCAGCTTGTCGTGGCGGCTGTAGGACACGCCATGAACCGGCAGCCACTGCAACTTAGGCGACAGCACGGGAAGCGTGGCCGCAGTGGGGGTGATTTTCACCTGGCGGGCCGGGAAGACGTTGCCGCAGTCCGGGCATTCTGTCGCAGAGAGCGCGATGATGCTGTCGCATTCCGGGCAGATCTTGGTCGGGGCCTCGCTGCCACCGGCCTCGCCCGGCCGTCGGGGCCGCACGAGATCGATCGGCCCGTGGCGGCGGACATTGCCTGCGAAGTCAAGGACCAGGCAGTTCTCCTTGCCGGGGGCAAGGCGCGTGCCGCGTCCCACCATTTGCACATAGAGCCCTGCGGACTTGGTGGGGCGCAGGAGCGCGATCAGGTCAACAGCGGGGGCGTTGAAGCCGGTGGTCAGCACGCCCATCGAAGCCAGCGCGCGGATTTCGCCGCGCTTGAAAGCGGCGATGATGGCATCGCGCTCCTCCTTCGGCGTGTCGCCGAAAATCGTGCGGCAGATGATGCCTTGGCGGCCGAACTCCTCGGCCACATGGCGGGCGTGCTCGACGCCCGAACAGAAGGCAAGCCAGGACTTCCGGTCGCGGCAATTCTTGATGATCTCGGTGACGGCCGCGCGGGTGATCGCTTCCTTGTCGACCGCCGCTGCCAAATCGCGCTGGATGAAGTCGCCCGCACGGGAGCCGACCTTCGAGACATCGAGCCGCGTGGCGGGCTGTTTCGACACCAGCGGGCTCAGATATCCCGCATCGATCAGATCGCGGACCGGTGCCTCGTAGGCGATATCGGTGAAGAGCGCGTTCTTTCCTTCGTGCAACATGCCGCTGTCGAGACGGAAGGGCGTGGCCGTCAGCCCGATCACCTTCACCGCAGGGTAGAT